GAGGCCCTCGCCTACTGTTTTAGCAAATGGTTCAAGCGCTTCCCATACTCTGTTAAGTCTTTCACGAATAGTATCCCACTCGACCTCTTCGTTAAATCTCGTGAAAACATCTATGAGTTCGGGCAAACCTTTTTCGATAGACCATTCTCCAAGAGGGAGAAGAACTTTTCTATAAAAGTCTTCAAATGCTCCGGCTATCGCATCGACAACGGGTTTCATACTTATTACCCAATTCTTGAATGCTTCAAGAAGAGGAGTAAAGTCGAGTTCTTTTGCCCAAAGCACAGTCGCTGATGTCATATTCTTGACGTGCTGAATGACAATCGCAAAGATATCCCTAATTCCTTCAAGGATTCTCAGACCGGTCTTATTCTTATTCCATGCTTTATCAAGTCCTTCGGCTAGAAGCGCAACAATACTTCCGATATCTCTAAAGATTCGGAGAATATTTTCAAGCATTGCAATGGTTTCCGGCTGATTCCACACCTTAAGGAAATCACGTCCAATATCGCCAAGGAGTTTTTTTACGCTCTTAAAAGCTCTTGTCCATGCGGCAACGACCTGGTCCCCGACTTTTGACCACGCCTTTTTAATTGGTGCAAGAAGTTGGTTGAGGATAGAACGAAGTTTTTTCGCCAAATCTGCCCACTTTGATTCAATCTTGGCATCCTCAAACATATCCTCTGGTTTGGTCATCCCATCGCTGCCAGAATCCTTGTTGTCGTCAAGTTTATTTATTTCGTCGAACCCAAGTATGGTTCGTTTAAGGTCCTTTGCTGACTTGTTAGATTTATCAAGGCTCTTTGCATAATCATCCGTAAGTGTCTTTGCGCGTGTCCAGGTACTTCTACCGGTAAGCGCAGATATTACTTGATTGATTGCATTAGCAACCTTAATACACAATTGAATGATGTAATTCAGCGCGGGAGCAAGGGCGTTGATCAACGGACCTACCGCCGCAGCCACAGAATTCCCTAATTGTCTAAAGGAATTCCACATGAGAGATACGCTTGCATCAACCTCACTACTGTATTGCACAAGATTTTTAAACCCATCAATAGCGCCTTGAATGACCTTACGCAAAACCATCCTTACGATCATGAGTTTGAGCATCTTGGTAACACGAGTCAGTTCTTTTGCAAGTTTAGTAGATGCAATTTTAAATGAGTCTGTTGCTTTAGCGGTATCTCTGGTATGAGATTTTGCCCTACGAATTTTCGAAACAAATTCATCGAGCTTCTTATTAACAGACTCAAAACCTTTGCTTAAATTAGATATGGTAGCGCCAAGATTAAGTTTGAAACCACCATGAGACTCAAGTTCTTGCTTTTTGAGCTTAAGTCTTTCAAGTTCATTTATAAGACCATCTATCTTCGCTTGGTCTTTTTCTATTTCTTTGCTATCAACGTAATCGGGGTCAGTCTGCGACTTAAAATTAAGTCTGTCCTTTAAATCCTCAATTCTCTCGTTAAGTTTCTCAATCCTCTTATCAACTTTTTCAAGACCATCTGTTGGGATTATAATCTTCATCGATGCCAGGAGAGATTTAAAATCACCCATTTCGCCAGACGTTTTTTTTGCAATATTAGACACCTTCTCCATAGAACGAGACATATCGTCCAATGAAGCGGATTTAATGTTACCAAAACTTGTGTTGAGGCCACGCACACTTTCGGCTGCATCCTTCGACTTTTGGGATACCTTTTTTACGTCTTCCGCAACCGCGCCAAGACTATCATTTTTTGCGGTCTCATTAACGCTAGTAAGAGCCTTGCCAACCTTCTCAATCTGCTTGACTCCCGCACCCTTCATAGAAAGCAGACCTTGAGACAGACTATCCACCGCGCCCGAAAGCCTATCAATCTTGGTGGTATCTATAGAGTCAATTGCCTTAACGAGTCTTTCCAATGACGCAACAAGACCATCAACTTTTTTCTGCGCGCTCTGTGCGCTCGCCGTTATTTGAATTGATAAAGAATCAACGCTTGCCATTAGTTAGTTATCCGGATCCTTTGTCTCTGTCTCTGTTTCTGTTTCTATCTGTTTCTGCCGTTCTTTGTTAAGGTTGAAGTTGTGCTGCATAGTCTGAAGCGAAGCAATAAACTGTTGTCTCTGTGCTTCAATCTCATCCTCGGTCAATTCAACCTCTGCCTCATTCATCGAGTATGCTTGCTCTGGATAAGTGAAATTAGTGCCTTTACCACCAAGCATATTGCCCACAGTGCAAAGCAATGCCTCGACCATATATCGACCTTGAACAAACGCTACTACATCCGACATCTTAAATTCTTCTCTCAACTTCTCGGAGTATGCGCTTGATATTATTTTCATCTTTTTCATCGTGAGGCTCCCGAAATCGTCGTAGGGTATACCCGCTCGATACATAATCGGAAACCACACGTTATATACATATTCACGAAAACTTACGAAGTCACTTCTGTCTTTGCCTCGTCGCTTTCCTTTTTCTTCTTGCTCGTTCTTGTTGAACTTGTCTGACTCTCGTTCTTCGATTTTGAACGAAAAAAATCAGATTCTTCCATCATATCGGACATTATCTCCGATACCTCTTCCCACGAGCCACCATTCTTCATGTGCTCTGTCAGTTCTTTTCCGGCTGTCACAACATCAACGCCCATTGAAAGCGCAACGTACATACGAATGAGTTTGAACATGTTTGAATTGATTTTATCGAGATCAATGTTATTGTCCTCTAATTCGCACATGAAGTTCACATCAAACTCTGCGGCCTTATATGTTCTTCCGTTAATCTTTAAAAGTCTATCCATATCTTTTCCTTCCCTTTCTAGACTGTTTTTTGCATAAGGGAAGGACGGGGTTTCCCCCGCCCTATCTCATGCTAACACCAATGGTTATGATTTCTATTGCTAACACATATTTATTATGTGAACGCAACCTTTGCTGATGTGCCCTTGTATTCCACAATAGTAAGACTCATGGTCACTGTCAGAAGAGCATTCTGTCCAAGTTCGGGCATAGGAATCTCCTGGGGCGGTTCTGCGATAACAAAGAAGCCATCGCTCATCGAAGGAACGATAACCTCAAACCATGTCTGAAGACCGCTTGCCTTTGCTGTGTTGTAGTCAGAAATAACTTGTGCCCACTCTGTTGCGGTTTCGGGTGTGTAGTTGATGACTACTTCCCATGTTGCTCCGGTTGAAGCACGACCGGCAACCGAACGCTCAACGGCATCCTCAAGAGCAGAAGCATCAATGGTTTCGGGAGTGATTGAGATACCACCGATGGAATTGATTCTTGTTAACTGTGAAAATGTACTCGGCTTTGTTCCGGCAGTAGTTTCAGTTCCTACTCCAAAAGTAATACCGAGTGTCGAAAGACCCGCTAATGCCATTTTTCATTCTCCTTTACTTTTAATATAATTTGTCTGCATTGCCAATTGTTCTGGCAAAGCGTGATACTGTTCTGTATTCCGAATCCGTATTTACAAATTCGGGCAATGTAGCAGAAAACCGCATATCTTTCATGCAATTAACCACCACTTGTGAAACTTCATTTGCAACAGACATCTCTTGTGCGCTCGTGACAGTAACATCAATTTGAGCGGTCAGATATATCGCATTTATATCCGCTCCATCGAGGTCATTACCGATTTCTACCGGCGACAGAAAGTGCAAATAGACGTTAGGGAATTTCGGCTTAGTAGGAACATGGCTGTCCATTGTTACATTGATGTTGGGATATGATCTCGACAACTTCGCACGACAAACCGCGTCCAACCGCGAGAATATCTTGTCTTGTATATCAAAAACCCACGAGTTATCCATCTACACTGAAAACCTCTCTTGCTACCTCGTTGACCTTATTTATCATCTCAACCAACGCTTTATACATTGGCTGCGTGGACACTATAGTGTAATCTTCTTCCGAAGAATGCTTATTACCGGTTTCGTCATACCAAAACCATTCGTTTTGAAATGCATGAGTTTGTCCAGGAAACGTTCCTCTGTGTCCTTGTGCCGCATAAGGTCCGGCACCATACTCGGACATCAGCAACGGAGATATGTCTGCTTCGCCTTTTACCTTGCCGCCTTTGGTATACCAAACACGATGGATAAGCGCATTGTCTTGACCTACCAATTCTCCAACACCTAAACTTTGAGAGTCGTATCTAAACTCTATGTAAGGTCTGAATGCCGAATGAACCGAATACTCCGCAACTGTTATTCCGATTTCGGCTAACCTTCTCACAAGAACATCTGCCAGATGTGGCAAATCAACCTCGGAGTAATACTTCAATTGATCAATGATGCTCTGTATTCCTTTTGTGGAAAGGTCGCCCTTAAACACTCTGCTGCTCATTTTGTTTTACTTTTATGTTTGTTTACTTCTGAACTTTCGCTAGAAGGTATTCGCATGAGTTAAGCGATGTAGGTATTTTTAACACTCTGTAATCCGCGTCATTCTCTATGGCATATCCATCATCATCTACAAGCGGCGTATGCGTCCAAATAAGGCTTGTTTCGTCTATAGGCAAATATCCTCTGCTTGCCGTCACAATCGCTTCGTAATCAGCCAAAGAAACGCCAAATTCGGTAGTCTCTGCTTCACCACTTTTGTTGAATGAAATATTGCCAAAGAATTCAACCGGTTCACTGTAACCGGCTTTTGTATGACCGACTTTTTCGTAATATGTCGTAGGCGGTACAGTAGATTCGTCCACATAAACAACAATCTTATTTCCGTGTTCATCTAACTTGTAGATGTCCTCGGATTCTCTATGTAGTGCGTACCACATTTGAGTAGTATTCTTGTTCAGTGTTCTCATATCATCTAATCACCCTACTGATAGGAACCACGCCCGCCCACAATCGGCCTCGTTCTGTGAAGGTTCTGTCTATACCATTCTCGGTATGTCTGTCTTCTCCCTCGGCGCCGATAGTGTTAAAGTCGTATCTTGCTACGTTAAGTGCTTGAGTAAAATAGTCTTCAAGGTCTTCTTCAATCGCCCAATCTGCCATTCCCGACTTCTTGTAACGTCTTCTCTGAATCAGTTCCTTAACTACGGCAGACACTTTACTAGCAACCACATCTGCATTGTATGTGGGATCTTGCGATACCTCTAATGCCAAAGCGTCCGTTATGCTTTTTTCAAATTTTGTTGTGTCTACCACTATTGTTACCTCGCCTCGCCTAACCTAATGAATTAGCTGAACTTTTCAGCAAGAATTGCTTTAAGCTCTCCTACTGTGAGGTCCTCGGGATTCTCGATTCCATTCTGTGCAGCAATCTTGCGAAGTTTTGTTCCGCTCATTGCCTTGATGTCATCGACGCTCACGCTCGCATTCACGTTAATGTTAGAGTTAGCGTTAGCATTCTCTTCCACCGAGGGCGTAGGGGCAACCTCTTTGGTCACCCCTTTTTCCCGTATCTGTTCATTTTTTTCTCTATCTGCGTAATGTCTTGTTAATAACATTCCCATAGATATATCTCCCGTCTTTACGCCTTTGTGATCTTGATAGCCTTGCTTGCGTTGTAGAGATACGTTGCAAAGTGCTTTGATGCTGTGATGACGTTCGTGAACTTGAGGATGTCACGGTCTGTCTCAACAAGAGTTCCTCTCTTAACGAAGATTCTCAGAGCCTCAGGCTTAACGATGTAGATGTTCTTAGAGGTTGTCAGTTTGTTAGAAACGATAACCTGACATCCCTGAAACTCACCTACAACACCCTTAACTGCGATTCCAGCCGCAAGTTCAGAAGCGGGTACCCATGTGTTACTGTTGCCTCTCATAGCCGTGTAAACCTTGGGAGATACAACCGCAACCTTTGTTCCGTCTATATCCTCACCGAAGAGTTCAAGAGCGGCAGTGATATCCGTATCTGTAGGATCTCCAGAAGTTGTATGTGTCATGCTTGAACCGATTCCCGAAAGAGTCGTAAGAACTTCGTTATCTTCCTGAGATGCAATTGCAAGTGCAATCTGCTTAGCGGCTTCACCAATGGGATCGCCGTAGCCAGAAAGAATAGCCTCATCAGAGAGTTCAACACCCTGAGCAATCTTGTGGATTGATACTGTTACTGCACTAGCAGTTAACTGAGCGGGTGTAAGTGCAACTGCCTCAGCAAGAGTAGATGCATCACCAATGTAGTTGAAGTGAGGAAGACTTATCTTATCGCCCGCCTGACCTTCAAGTGTATTGTCGATTGTAGCCAGAGGAGCAAACTTCATGTAGTCAACATACTTCTGCTCGATTATTCCGGCCATAACCTCGGGATCAACGAGGTTAGCAAGTTTTGTAATACCAGTAGCCATTGTTTTTCTCCTTTACTGTAGTAATTTGTTGTATGTCTCTATGTCTTTGTTTTTCAGTTCAACTTTTTCCTTGTAGGACATGTTGTTGAACTGCTCTTTCGTCAATGCAGTGCCACTTTCACCCACACCGACATTGACTTGTGGCCTATTACCAAGCCACTCACTTTCTTTAGTCTTCAGTGCGGATTCCATCTTTTTCTCGAAGTATTTGACGATAACCGAATAAACAGTTTTCTCGTCTCCGTCGATTTTTGCCTGGACAGCAGTTTCAAGATCCTGACCTTGCAATCCCATCTCTGCGAACATTGATTTTGCTTCGTAAGTAGCAATGGTCTTTTCCATCTCCGCTTCACGTTCTGCTCGTGCCGCTTCTGCTTCAGCCTTGGCTTCTGCTTCTGCTTCTTCAGCAGTCTGTTTTTCACGGAGTTTCTTGGTTATCTCGCCCTTCTCTCTCAAAGCTTTATCAAGCGCATTCTTGTTACGCGCCATGTCAGCCTTAAGTTGTGCAAGTTCGCTCATCAGGTCCTCAACCTTCGGAGCATCTGCATTCTCATTTGCATCGGGTGTCTGCGTGTTCACTTCTGCGTTCACGTTTGCTTCACCTTCTGCGACTGCGACATTAGTCATCGCTGTTGCTTCTTCTGCCATATTCAGTTACCTCTTCCCTTCTGTGCTTTTTGAATTGCATCTCCGCAATAGACTTAAAAAGTTCGTGTTTGATTTAGGTCACGTCTCTGTGACGGCGTGGTTTTCGTCTTCTCTGACGTTTTTGAGTATGAAAAAAGCACCCGTAAAATTCGGATGCTCTAATCAACAATTTATTTATTTAGTTAGTTAGTCAGTTAACTACTTTGTGTAATCAATTGCACACCGGCAATTGATTGTTTCTTTCGGGTCCGGAGCTGATTCCCAATCGTGAGGAAACTTCATCTCGGAGTTCCCCACCTGGAAATACTCATCTATCCCAATAGTCATACCCTCAATCTCTTCGTGAGTATCTCGGACTTTATTGTCTAACATTGTATGCCAAGTTTTCTTTGTGTATCCTTGTGCTTTGGCATTAACAAAGTCGCTATAATTCAAAAACGTATTTGCTTCATTCTGAGCAATATTTACGGCTCTATTTATTGATAACCAATAGTCCGAAACCGCTTCTTTCTCAAGAAACTCCTCAACCTCATCCCCTTCCTCTTCTT